CATTTTGTAGTAGCATATATAGATGATGGTGGGTCTAACTATGGAATGGCAAAGATAGGAGTTATTTCATCTACTAATGTTATAACTTTTGGGGCAGAGTATCAATTTAGCACAGGGGTTGCCTCTATTCCAGTAGTTGATGCAATAGACTCAACTCATTTTGTTGTTGCTTACAGTGATAATTCTAATACATATTATGGGACTGCTATTGTCGCAACTGTTGCTAGCGATGATGAAATTTCGTATGGTTCTCAATATATTTTTGAAGAGTCGTTTGTTGCTGCTAAATCAGTAGCTGTATTAGATTCAACGCATTTTGTTATAGCATATAAAGACACTACTGATTCTAATAAAGGTAAAGCTATAATCGGGGTAATATCTTCGACTGACACTATAACATTTGATTCTGCTGAGATTACACTTTTCAACGACGCAACGACAGCATACATGGAAGTTGCAAAATTAGACTCCACTCATTTTGTAATAGCATTCAGAGCTAGTGATGCAACGGCAATTATTGGAGTATTATCAAGCGGCGACACAATCACTTTCGGCTCACAATACAATTTCTATACAAGCACCTCATACGTCGATGTTGTGGCAGTGGATTCTACCCACTTTGTTGTAGTAGGAAGATGGGGTGCTCCCAATGGATATGCAAGGTTTGGAACAGTAGCAAATGGTAATGAAATATCTTATGGAACTGAAGCTATTTTCTATGCTGGATATTCTAATTATCCAAGGGTTACTTTATTGGACAGCACTCACGTTGTAGCTATTTGTAATGAAAGTAGCCTAGGTCGTTCAACTATAGGAACAATTAGTGGCACATCCTTATCTTTCGGTAGCTCTGTGACATTTAATGCGGCAGCGATAAATTATCCAGATATTGCTAGCTTAGATTCTACCCACTTTGTAATAGCATATCAAGATGACGGTGGCGATGATTATGGAGAAGCAGTAATAGGCACTTATGTACCGCTATTAGTAGGCCCAGACGTAGATGCAAGCGACAGCTTAACTATAACTGAAGATATAACAAGTAGTATTTCAGAATCAGAAATAAATATAAGTGATGGTTTAACAATTACAGAAGATACTACTTTGTCTATTAGTGATTTAGAAATAAATGTAGATGACAGTTTAACAATCACAGAAGACGTAGCAACAACATTATATTCAGAAATTAATGTTGACGACGACATAACAATTACAGAAGATATCAAAAGCGAAGTTAATTCAGATATAAATGTAAATGATTCGATTAGTATTACGGAAGGAACAACAGAAGGACAAGAAGATTTAAATATTTTAGTAAATGATTCTTTAACAATCACAGAAGACGTAATAACAGAGTTGCCAGACGATTTAGATATAACTGTAGAAGAAAATATTACAATAATAGAAGACACTACTTTGTCTATTAGCGATTTAGAAATAAATATAGATGACAGCCTAACAATTTCAGAAGATATAAATACAGAAGTTCTAGTTTCGGGAATTAGCATAAGTGTTAATGACAATATTACTATTAATGAAGGGATTACTGAAGATAAAGACGACTTGAACATAGACGTAAGTGATGAAATTACAATAAGTGAATATACTAAACCATGTTTGAATGACTGTATATTAAAATGGGATAATCTAGAAATTACAGAATTGGTAACTATCGAATTGCCAGACGCTTTAGAAATTAATGTTATAGACAGTATAGTAATTAGCGAAGGAGTTGTAGAAGACCAAAACGATTTAGATATTAATATCAGTGATAGTATAATAATTAACGAAGGAATTGCAGAAACAAAAACTGATTTAAATATAGATATAAATGATAGTTTAACAATTTCTGAAAATGTAATAATCGAATATTTATTTGAAATAAATGTAAACGATTCAATTAGTATCGCAGAGGATATTGATAACATACTTGTATCAAATATTAATGTTAATGATTCAATAATTATAACAGAAACGGCTCCGATTAATATTAATATAAGTGATAGTTTAGAAATTTCAGAATCAGTAACACTTGTTAAAAAACAAAAACAAATATACGAAAATAAATCTAATGTATATAAAAAGAAAACAGATACATATTCAAATACATCAGATGTATATAGCAAAAAACCAGATGCATATTCTAATACAACAAATATATATACTAAAAAATTAAATACATAAAATTATGTACTGTAATAAAGGAAATTTACAAAAATACTTGATGATTGATATCGACGCTTCTTTTGACGCTCAAATTACTGATTGGATATCAGCCGCAGAAAAATACATTAATAATTACACTGGAAAAAAAGATGGTTTTGAACAACCTGCTTTAGCAACAACCAAATATTTTGATGGTAATAATACACGAGAATTAGTTATAGATGATTTTACTGAAATTAGTACCGTGCAAATATTAGAAGTTAATAGCGATGATGTTGCTTATACTTTAACGGAAGGACTTGATAATGATTTTATTACACATCCATACAATGAAACACCAAAATACAAGTTAGAATTAGTTGATAGTTCTACAGTCGGAGCTTGGTATAGTGGTTCAAAAAGAATAAAGATATCAGCCAAATGGGCTAGTGCAACAACAGTCCCAAAAGATATTGAATTAGCTTGTACAATACTTGTTAGTTCGATTATAGAAAAAGGAGTTAATGGTGGAAAGATAAGTTCAGAAAGTTTAGGTGATTATTCAGTTACTTACGAAGCGTTGGAAGATAGTGCTCAAGCAATGGGTGTATTGAAGGTATTAAATAATTATAAGGAATTTACACTATAACAAGCTATTAACGCTTAAAGGTTAGTTCTATATGCTGTTCTAAGGGGCTTTAAATACAAAAGATGCATATATATATATCTTTAGTAAAAAAATATCTTAAAACACAGTTTTATAAATTAAATTAAAAAAATGAAACTCACACATCTTTTGTCAAAACGAATTTATATAGCAAGACTTGCTACTACCAGTGGTGACAAGATGTCTTTTGTTACTGTTACTTCTGATATGGCACATATACAGCCATCCGATAATCAGAACTCTGAAATATCAGAAGGTGTTTTTGGTAAATCATTTAGAATGTATATGGATGGGGACGGTAATCTTCAAGAAGGAGATAGATTAAGAGACGAAGACAATAATTATTATACAGTAATGGCTGATGGGGTTAGTAGAAGAACATTTGGCAGTTTTGATTATCTAATAGTAATGTTATCTAAAAACGAATAATATGGCTCAATATAGTATTAAAATTGAAGGGTTGGATAAGTTAAAGTTAGCATTTAAAAAAGCACCGAAAGATACAATGGTAGAAATAGCTAAAGGAATTAAAACCAGTATTAATTTAGTTAGACCAATGATGGTTAGAAATGCTCCAATAGATTCTGGTAAGTTAAGAAGAAATATTTATGCCAGATATACGCCCGGAAGAGGAGTAGTAGGTCCAGATTTAAATACAACACCTTATGCTATATTTGTGCATATGGGAACCAGAGCACATATAATAAGACCGAAAACTAAAAAAGCATTGTATTGGAAAGGTGCTAAACATCCAGTTAAAGTTGTACATCATCCTGGAACAAAAGCTAATCCATTTGTAGATGAAACAGCAAGAGAAGCAAAGCCTATAGTTAATAAGATATTTTTAAAAACAATCAACAATATCGTTAATAAATTAAGTCGCTAATATGTTTGAAAATTTAATACAAAAAATTGTTACCACATTAGAAGCAAATACTCTAATCCAAGAAGTATTCGACTACGAAGTTCCTCAATTTCAAGGAGACCCTGTTGCTGTTGTAAGTCCTTCAGCAAATGAAGGAGATTATGAAACCAATGTTGAGAATTTAAGAATCTATGCTTTTACAATTAGGGTGTTTGTTAAAAGAACAAAACCTAGAACAGAAAAAGAAGCCGACCGAATAACTAGACAAATCGCAAGTTCTATAATTGATGATTTTGATAAAGATTATACATTCACAGGTATGACTGTTCCAGCTGGATATACTTATATAGCTACAATGGCAATGCC